GGGGCGGTTAGAGCGTAGCCCCTCCTTCATCGGTGCTTGGGCCGGACCTAGTGGATGCCCTAGAAAATTCCCTGTCCCTATGGGTCCCCGTACAGAACTGGGGGAGGGTGGCGAGCCTACGCCCCTTTCAGGAGATCTTTTGGGTCAAAAGATGAGGAGGTGGGATGTGCGTTGTTGTTGTTTCGGCGCGGGTGGGTGGCGCACCGAGCGGCCAGGGCTTGGGATCCGCAAGTTCCCAATATGAGAATTAAATGAATCAGTTGGAATTCATTCCGACAGCTATGGGGGTTGTCGGCATGTCATCTTTACCCAGTTGGGCGTGGGGCGCCGGCCGAGTGACGTCAAAATTTTTGGCGAATCGGAGCCGAGTCCTAAAAATCGTAGGGTTTATCGGTTTTATGCTCAACTGCGGCCTCATCACCGCCCCGGCCTGGGTCATGGCTATGGGGCGGTTGAAGCGCTTTATCACGCGGGGTTGGTTGCCGGAACTTGTTCCATCCCCGTTGCTACCTGGTGGACCTTCTGTGGTGGTCAAGGTGCCAGGTGGTGGTGATGCTGTTGAAGTCCCGGGTGTGGTGCGTCACTCGGGTATGATCCGTGAGGTTGAACGTCAAACCTTGAGACCCTGCAGTCTCAGGGTTCGGCGCAGGAGCAAGTGGGTGGGCATATTGCAGGATATGCTCCGTGGTCGGCTCGGTGTAGTGGGAGCGTTGAAACGTAGGTGGTGGACTCCAGACCTCCCTACGCAAGGCGTGCCCTACGAAATCGCTGCCGCAGCTCACTTGAATCTGTCCGGACTCAGGATCCTCTCTTGGGGATCCAGCACTTTTGAAGCACAGGATAAGGAGGGTACCGTGCATGAAGTTAGGTTCTGCAACGTGCAATCAGAATCGGGCAATGTCTACACCATTCTGCCCGACCTCTATTGCAAGTTGCATTGTCAAGTCTTCGGTAGATCACGGAACGCTGCCACTTTTCTCTCGCTAAAGAACCGGTACTTGGAGGACACCAGGGAATGGGGTGTCTCCCAAAGTCTGAGGGCTTTGGCTTTAGCGGGGACTGTGGGTTTGGCTTTCCGGAAGTCTAACGGGGAGGAGGCAATTAGACAGGACTTGGCGGAGGACGGCCTTTCCTTTGAGGGACCGTTGTGTTAGCGGGGCCCTGTCTGTAGCGAAGGGGTATGCGTAGGTGAGTCTGACTGGAACTTGTTAGATGATTCAAAAGAGCGCGCGTGCTCACTAGAGCTAGTGAAAGATAGGGTTTGCTACGCTAGCAAACGGGTTTTAGATGTAGGTTGGTTTCCGGACGTTGAAGGGACATGGGCTCCAGTGGTTCATTCCAATTGTGTTCACAACGAAATCCGTGCGTTACTGACTCGTAGTCTCAAGAAAATTCACGTGCGATCGGACCCAAGAAATTGGGTTCTAGGCGGCGGGCTGAAGAAAGCCGCACAGGCCTACCGTGCCGACCTGTCGTGTGGTCGCATGGGGTTGTACGAAACGGCTATGAGTTACAGTGGCAGGCTTCGTAAGCGATATCTCGAGGCGTACCGGTCACTTATGGAAGATGGTCCCGTGAAGAAGAGGGACGCTTTCATCAAAGGGTTTTTGAAGGCTGAGAAGAGATCTGAGGATAATGTGACTAAACCTAGGATGATTTTTCCTAGGGATCCCAGGTACAATCTCGCTCTAGCTTCTTTTCTGAAACCTTTGGAGCATTGGTTGTGGCTCAGGTGTACCGGACGTACTTTCGGCGGGATGTCGCGTCTACGTGTGAGCGCGAAAGGCTTGAATCCAGTGGAAAGAGCCTCTCTGATTCGGCGGAAGATGGAATTTGTCGGGGATTGTACTGTGTTTGAGGTCGATGGTAGTGCCTTCGAGGCCCACGTTGACGAGGAACAGCTCTCTTGGGAGCACTCTGTATATCTGCATGCATACGGAGGAGACCCAGAGTTGCGACGCCTTCTGCGTATGCAGCGAACAAATACAGGAGTCACGGCTAATGGTGTTGCGTTTTCGCGGAGGGCTGGGCGCGCCTCTGGCGATTACAATACTGGTATGGGAAATACGTTGATCATGTGTAGGGTCATCGCTGGCTGTATGAGGGGGTTGCAGTCGCGATGGGACATGTTGGTCGACGGTGACAATGCCATATTGTTCGTCAGAACCAGTCATTTGCAGCAGGCCATATCAGCTGTCGTTGACAACTGTGTGAAGTTCGGTCACGAGGTAACTTTGGAGAAACCTACTACGATCTTGGAACAGGTCACTTTCGGGCAAAGCCAGCCCGTTTTCTTCAATGGCAGGTATGCCATGGTTCGGGATTACCGAAAGGTGTTTTCGAATTTCGCTAGCAGTCACTGCAACATGAAGAATTCGGGTTGGCGCGAATATGTTAGGGCTGTCGGGGTATGTGAAGAACACTTGGCAAACGGTTTACCTGTTATGGGTGCCGCTTTCCGAGCAGTTGTCATGCATCTTGGGGGTTTCAAACCTATTCGGTTCCACCTTGTGCAGGATTACAGGCTTTTCGGGTTTGACCCGGCCAATGTCCCTCAGCGACCGGAGATCTGTCCAACGCCTGAGGCGCGGTTAAGCTTTGAGAAAGCCTTCGGGCTCTCAAGTGACTACCAAATCGCCCTCGAGCGTATGGATTGGTCAAGTTTCGTATGCAGGTGAGCTGGCTAAACCTACGGTGTCCAGGGGTTGGAGGTTGTGTTGCTGTGTCTGTTTCATTGGACGATGGGGTGACGCCCAGTGGGATCTGTGACCAGCGGAGGAGTGTGTTTGTTGCGTGAAGAAACCAACGTTAGCGCGTGCCGTGAACCTGTGTACCGAAAGAACCCCCACTCCATTCAGACTGAACATCCGACAGACTGAGTTGTTTTTATGGGTGGTTTGGGGTATTTGATCAAAACACGGCTTTACGGGGTTTAGTTCAAGGTGCAGAGATAGTGGCTCTTCTTCGGCTGCTGGTTTCCGGTAAAAATCCGGTGCCCACTTAGGTGGAATAAGGTCTAACCGATACGTCGGCTTTATAAGAGGGACTAAAATCAGTTGTGAGTACACATTTGCGCTACTACGCCCTGAGTGATGGCGGTTTGGAAGGTCGTCTGGGAGTCCCAGTGGCTCCCTGGCCGAAAGGAAGGGTAACATTTCACATGACCGAAACTGGATAGCTGCCTCTGGTGATGCAGGCGCACCACACACAATTGGCCCAACTACCGTGCCGCAGGAGCGGACAAATCCATACACCAGTGTGGGCACCAGCGGGTGTGACTACTTTCTCCCGTGGCTGAAAACAAAGTAGATGGTTGCCCCAACCGAGTGGACCATAAGGCAACCTTTCTGGAAAGGGTCCCAGACCTCCGTTGTACGCTAATGAAAACACGGGGATGAGCGGCTGCGTCTCTAGTCGTAGCCTGCCTGGCAAAACCTCATACTGGGTGAGGATTGGGCCTGCCAGGCCAAACCAGCACC